CGTGCCGCCTCTGCCGCCACCTCTCGCATCCGGTGCATATACTCCAACCGCAATGCCCTCAACCAGTTGCTGTCAACTCCGATTCCGGTACGCATCATCTCCTGCAACACCGGCAGCACCGGCATGTCCACGGTATTAAGCACAAAGTCCAGTCCCAGCTCTGCCGCCTGCTGCTTTAATTCGTAATAGACGCGCAGGTTGGCGTCTGCGTCCCGGCAGCCATAGGCAATAGATTTCTCTGCGGGTATGTCTGCTAACGTTGCTTCGGGCATCGGTCCCAGCACCAACTCTACCCGATCCCTCTCAGCGGCATCGATGTCTCTCCAGCGCTGCACCGGGTCAGCGCCTTTATCCACACAGTCCGCCAGGATGCGCTTGATCTTTCTGCCAATGTTCTGCGGATGCTTGGCTCGGCTGACGATTGCGCCCTGCTTATTGCTCCACCTGGTTTCTGTTATTGGTTCTGCATCGGGCCATTGCACCTCAGCAGCAGTGGAGAGATATTGCAGCGCTTTATCTGCTCCGTACCCGGCAATCATCTCCTGATACGTCTGCATCTCCATGCCGCAAAGACGGAACGCTAAATCCTTCAGTCCTTGTGGTTGCCCGCAACTGTAAGCCGCCAGTTGAGTGTCGTAGTACTTCGGCAGCGGTAAGAACTGACTATCATACAGCCAGTTGTGGCACACGGCAGTGATGTTAGCGGGAATCTCTACCGGCAGTAGAGGATAACGGATCATCCAGGCCTCTCCAGGCTCAACACACATCTGCACCGACCACAGCTTGCCGTTAACCGTCTCCGTGTCCACGGCAACGACTCCGGCTGACTTCACCGCATCCAGCAATCGGTCCAGCTCCTCCTGATGCTCCACCTCCCAGTAGACGGGATTGGGATACCCGTCTGCACTCTGGTACTTGCCGATGTCGTTTCCGTTCAGCAGTCCTCTCAACACTGCAAAATCCTGCTGCAACAATCGCAACTGTTGCGGCTCGTACATCGTTGCCGCTGGATGGAACGTGGGGAGCACTATTGCTTCTCCCCAGTCGAAAGTTACCACTCTCGGCTGCCCATGCTCTTTCGTCACCGAGAACTGCTTGTTGCCAATGATTGTTTCTGCCGCCGTTCCACCCAGAGCGACGATGATTCTCGGCTTGATCGCTTTCAGTTCTGCGTCCAGCCAGAACCTACAAGCTTCTATTTGATAGCTCTTGAGGTCAGCGTTATTGTCCGGGTGGCACTTGCCTACGTTGGTAATGTACACTGCAATCCTCGGCATATCGATCTGTTGCAGCATACTGTCCAGCAGTTTGCCTAATTGCCCGACAAATGGCCGATTGCGAAGGTCTTCATCCTTCCCAGGAGACTCCCCCACGAATACCACTGGGGTGCTTTCTAATCCCTCTCCTGGCACAGGCAACCGACAACCGCCGCGAAGATCGCACCGGGTGCAGGCGTGAATGGCTTTGTTAAACACTCGATTCTCCTTTCTGCTCCTGCTTATCCCGCCGTTGCTGCTCTTGCTGTCGATCCAACTTATCTCTGAAATACCCCAATGGGTCTATCTTATCCATATTGCAATTCTCCTCACCGCTGCATAGGTGCTTGGTTATTGCGCACAACACCCCTCCCCTGGAGCTGAATTCCCAGTAGTTGCAGTTATCGGGAAGCACCTCATGGCACAGCAGACTGATTCTGACGCTCATACTGCTTTCTCCTTTACTGCTTGTTCCTTCAACCGATCACTCGCTGCTCTCAGCACCCTGGCCACTGCATCAGCACAGCTCACTACGGGTCTGCCGCCACCATTGCCAAAGGTCACCTTATCGCAACGATTCCCCTCCAGCGCTTTTATAACCACCTCCACATCCACTCCTACACGCAGAGATAACGACGCCAGGGTGCCCACCGCTGCTGCCCACGACCGCTCACAGTTGCCGCACTTCCCCATGCGGAAAAATACCTCCCGCACTCGTGGCACTTGCGGCAACTCGACTGCTTTCTGCTCCCGCTCACCGCTCCGCTCACTGCTTTTACTGCCACCATTGTTTTTGCTCTCTGCCCACCAATTGACGGTGATATACATATTCCCGCACTCGGTGTGGATGCACTCCGTCAACCCCTCCACCGCGTACGGTCGTCGGTCAACATCAGTCACAACAGTCACGACTGCCCTCTGAGATGCAGATCGATCAGGGTCTTTTTAGTCTGACGGTATACCTTTCTTCGCTGCTCGGCAGTCATTCCCGGAGTATCCTCAGCTACCTGTCGGCGCAGTTTCTTTGCCTTTGTTTGCCTCATCTCAACACACCTCGTTATTCCTTATTGATTTTTCCACCATTGCTGCTGCTATTGCCTCTACTCACTGTTATGGCCATCCGCACATTCTCTGCTGTCTTCTTGCCTATCCCCGGTATCTGCCTCCACTCATCAACTCCCGCTGCAAACATCTCCTGCACCGAGTCAAATCTCTCACTCACCGCTGCCGACCTCTTCCAACCTATCCCAGGCAGCTCTTTGGCAATCCGTCTCAGCAGCGACGGGGGGTGAAACAGACTCACTGGTCCTGGAAACGGCTCAGTGTATATTGCATGCAGGCTGTCGTGATCTTCAGGCGCGGTCTGGAAGGTATGGTAGACGCTCCTGATGATCTCCGCGGTCTCTTTAACGCTCTCAGATCGTTTGACAATCACGCCACCATACGCTGCCAGTTGAGTCAGATAGGAATCGAACCGGCTGTACTCGATCTCCGGGATAATCGGCAGCCAGCTTTTTGCTCTGGGAATTTCGACGTATCCCGATGTTCCCGGTCGCATTCGGCCCTCCACTACCAATACCAGGTGCGTGAATCCGGCATCAAACGCCATTGCCGCTTGCTGCAAGTATCTCCCGGTGGAGATACAGGATACCATGTCTGCCAAGTGCTTCCGCTCACAGCAGACGCGGGTAGGAGTGACTGTAGTTGTTCCCTCTGACTCCGGTTGCCGCTGCTGCTGTTGCTGCCACACCCCGAAGAACACTGCGTCACCATGAGGAATAGGGGCAGCTATAGCGTCCTCTCCCAATGCCCGCAACAAGTCAGCATCGTTGGGTGCCTCGGTGACGAATATCTTACCCGCTGACACCTCTAAACTACTCCTCTGCTCCTGACCACCTTGACACGCTCCCGATCGCACCTAGCACACCTATAAGTGATTGTCGTTATGCAACCGTACACCCTGTCATACCACTGTTGGTTGATAAAACCCTCAAAGAACACGACTTTGCTGGTATCCTGAGTACTCAATATTGCGTATGCTCGATTGATCGATTTCATTCGAGCACATGCGTTGGGATCATCGGGGTTCACATCAGGATGATTCTGCTTCGCCAGATGGCGGTAAGCTGTCTTTATTTGCTCCTGACTGCACCCCGGCTTTAATCCCAATGTTCTATAGCAATCCTGGTTGAAAGCCGACTGTAGCTGCATCATAATTGGCGTCGGCGCTACTCGGTTATGGATCACGTTTCTGTCCACCTCGATCCACTTGTGGAATAAATGAATCCTCACTGCTATACCTCTCCACTCACATCCGTCAACTCTTATCCGTCGTGAATCATCCCCAGCAGCACTTCCATGTTCAGCATCTCTCCCCGCAACACCGACCCCGTCAGCGCCGGTTGCTGCCTGCAATCTTGAATGTACCCGCAGTACTCCGGCATTCCTCCTCCCTTGCGATCTTCTCTGTACATCACCAGGTTGGTTTGCACCATGTACTCGGTGTCTCCAAAACCAGACAGCTCATACTCTCCGGTACGGGTATTGTTGACATATTTTGCCTTCTGCTTGTGGATGAGCACCGTAGTCATCGGGCTGTCGTAAGCGCACCGCATCAACGCTCTCCACTCGTTGTTGACCTCCACGTAGTTGTGGGGTAGAATCTGCGTCAGCTTGCCGAAGTGTGCTAATCTCGCCAGCTCCCACGCCTCGGTGCTTGTATCCAGCACCACTGTTCCCTGCTTCAATCCCCACGCGGTCTCCAGGCGGAGCTTCAGATCGCTCCACATCCCAGCATAAACACCCTGCTTGGCTCCTTTTGGCACTCGCAGAGAGTACACCAGTACCTGCTTATTCGTCTGGAACTTGCTCACCACTCCCTCGGTGCCGATGTCCACGTCAAAGTACACCACCGGCGGCGGTCCGGTAAGGGCCATATGAGAGTTGTGGACCAAGATATTATTAGCCACAAAGCAATGAGAGTCCCCTGTTATCTCTATGTCCCACACAGGTAAACTCAATCCGGTACTATCAATAGACTTCACCTTAGCCCACATTCCCGCACTACCCAGGACAGGCTCTCCACGACCGTGCTTGTCTGTCAGCGCCAAATAGCCGTATCTTCCCGGAGTGACATCCGATCCGGCAATCAACCTAACAGCCTTATCCTGTTTCGATCTTGTGAATCCGATGCGCTGTGTGAAGTTCACCGCTGCTCGTGTGGAACCATCCAAATCCCAGTAGTCTGTTCCATTAACTGTCCTTACCCTCGTGTTAACGGGTATTCCCCGTCGAAGAAGCAGGCTGGTTATTTGACCTATCAGAGTCTTGGATGCTGAGCAGGCCCCGAACCGCAGTCCGGTGTCTGTCTCACAAAACCACCCATCGCAGGTGAAATATGCCTGGAGCATCGCATCAAGCAACTCTTCCGGCCATTCCATCACCTCCGGTACCAAGTACTTTCCCGCTGCTCCGTGGTATAGATCAAATCTATCTCGGAATGAGCGAAATGCCGCACCAGACAATCCGACAACCGTTGTTTTTCCCTCACTGGTGTAATCGGCCCAGCTGAACCCACACTCGGCTACAGCGCACATAAAGTCGCACATGACTTCCTCATCTCCGTTGGTGAAACGAGGACTGCCTGTCAAACCGCCATCAGCCAGCAGATACCCTAAAATTGCCGCCTCTGCGACTGTAGTGTTGTTCCCTCCTTTCGTGCACACTTCCAACATCGACGGCACCAACACCCTGCCGCCGACACTTACATCACAGGCCTTCATCCATCCGCCAGGTGTGAGTAGTTTGTGCTCCGATGTCACTTTTATTCTGCGACCGTCGCTCAGTACGATCCTCCACACCGGCTTAATTCCATCTAGTGACACAGCATTGACCGTGGAGACAGACGGTTTTCCGTCCGGGGTTATAGACGCTATCCTGTCTCCAGCTCTCACCTGGTCCACTCGGATCGTTTTACCGGACTCAAGCAAGACGGTGCAATCTCCGGTTAGGCACTTGCCGCACTTCTCTCTACCTGCGATATTGATAATTGTCCTTCTGGGTACTGCTACGATTTCATCCGAGAACCCCATCTCTTTCAGTTGCTCAATCGTGGTCCCTGTTGGTCTTGTTGTCATTCTCCACCTCACCTATTTATTCTTTACCATTGTGACGAACTGCACTGCCAGCCACACTCTACGGTTCACTCTCTCCGGTATCAGGTCCTCCAGCTTCGCATAGATGTTAACCAGGTGATACTGCACGGTCTCCTCACACACCCCCAATAGATCGGCAACATAACTATCCTCCCACCCCTCCGCAACCAACGACACGACTTTCTTCTCTGCCGGGGTCAGCACCATGTCTCTGCCAACGGCTCTTGTTCTACCCACCCGCGCTGCCTCCGTTATCAAACTCAGCACACGACAGACAGACGCTGCAATGGATACCCCTCAGCACCTGCAAAGCAGACACTGTTCCTGACGTGTGCGATGGCATCAGTGAGTGACCTAGACTACATCGGCATCTATCAGATTCTGCTACTTGCTGGCAGTGGAAGCAATCAAATGTGATTCTCCCTCGGGTACGAGCGTTTGCACGCTTCTCCTCCAGCTCCACCGCTCCACGTCCCAGGAAGTTCCGCTGTGAGATGAGAGCAGCACCAGCAGCACCAGCAGCAGCAGCAGCAGCGTCATCACCGGGATCAGATTCTGATGTCGCTGTCGCCACCGGCACCGGCACCTTTCCTCCTAACTCCCCTCCCAATCGGCGCAGCATCTCTGCTCTCATTTGACTGCTGTCGGCACTCACAATCACTCCCGAGAGTCCTTTGGGACCTTTTTGCTTCATCTTTGTGCCTTTTCTCATTCTCTCATGCCTCCACTGCCAGGTCTGATCCAGGCACCACTCCCAGCCTCTGCAAGTACTCTTTGGTTTTCAGCACCATCTGCCACGTCTCGGCAATCTCCTGAGCCGTCAGCGATAACGTGATCAATCTCGCCGTGACTGCCGGGGGGTTGCTGGTGATATGACCCACTACCATCTGCACCAATCGCGTCTCCAGGCAGTGGCAGTAGCACTTGATCTGTTGCAGGTGCCGGGAGGGAATCTCGCGGTTGACGGTGAATCGGAGCTTGGTCTCGGAGACAGCCATGCCAACCGTGGGCAGATACAGCATCCCGTCCAGGCTGGCCACGATGTCGTCGCATTCCAGTGTCACGTTCGGGACATAATTACCGCTGTTCACCGCCGCAAAGTCTCTCAACCACACGTCAACTACGGATTCCCATATCCGGCCCATGCTCATGATCCCGTTCGGAGAGCCGCCGGATGCGTACAGATTCTGATCTCTTCCCCGACTGATGTCGTCCGCCGCCTTCAGCAGATTGCTGACGTGCCATTTACTGTGATCTCTGGGAGGAGAGACAGTGAGCGCCGCCTGCCGACTGCTCAATGTCCCTCGTTCCAGCAGATCAGCAATCTGCTCCATGTCTATTCCCGTTTCTGCTACAATCTCCACGCAACTCTCCTTTACAGCTACAGTTAAGCTCTTACTGCTCTTACTGCTCTTACTGCTCTCACCAGGTTATGATTGGCTCGGCGCAATAGATGCTCCTCATCGTGCAGCACTGTCATCGCCTTGCCAACTACCACGTCCGCTTGAGGCATCCATCCCGAGTCTGTGTTCCGCATCGCACTTGGGTTGCAGATGTGCACGCACAGACGATCAATGATCTTGCCGTCCTCAATAACTTCGATGCGGTTGTGAGCATCGATCCGGTACTTTCTTTTCTCGTTGCCCGGAGAAGTGATCACTACCGCACCGGATTGTCGGTACTCCTCCAGCTTATCGGTTCCCAATGCCTCTTCCAGCAATTTCTCAGCTACTACCTCTGCTTGCTGTTTTCGCTCCTGCTCCTGCTTTGCTCTCTCGGCATCCTCGGCTCTGGATTTCGCCTCCTGCTCCTCTCTCTTCTTCAGCTCCTCAACGGTAAGCGGTTTCTCCTGCCATAGGACATAACGCGCTGTGTTGCAGGTGTAATACACTGTGCCACTGACGCTACTATCCACCGTCCAATAAGAGTCGGCAGTGTTGGTGGCATAGGAGTAACAGACGCCCGTTCCCGTAGAGCTGTACAGTGAGTTGACCATCAGACTCGCCATCTACTCACCTACCCACCTGTCATTGGCGGCACGAACAGGATATTCTCAGCCGAGGGATCAAAATTCTCCATCGACTTCCCTTTGCTGCGATCCTTAGTCATCCGGTACGCTCTATAGCCCTTCTTTATCATCTCCTCGAAGGTCTTAGAGGCATCACGCACTTCATCCGGATTATCCTCATCCCATCCGATGCTGCGATCCCCCTCGGCACCCATGATCCTCAGTTTTCCCATCGTGTTCCTCCTTCTTTATTTCTCTACTCACAACTGGCTGCTGAGTGCAATCTGCTATATGTCTCAGCAGCCAGTACGTCCCAGTCATTCTGCTTGCTGCTTTACTGCTACTACTACCACTACTTGCTGATGCTGAGTCCGGTGATCTTGAGACCGGCAGCAGTCAATGCCGCCGCAAACTGCGGGGTGAAGATCATCGCGGCAATGGCATCCTTGTTGGGATCATCCAGCAAGTCCTGGAATACTCGGCTGGCTACGGCAGCTTTGGTCACTGTGCCCTTCTCCGCCACCAATGCCTGTACGAACGCTACTGCTTGTGTAGTGATATCCGCTCCGTCATCAGCCGACTCCTCAGCCGGTGCCGCTGTTGCTGCCGCTGCCGCTGCTGCTGACTTCTTAGCTCCAGTAGGTTTCTTCCCGGCTGCTTTCTGCTGCCCTGGTAGCTCCAGTATCTGCTTGGGAACGAGCACCACTTTCTGCCGGTCCTCTCCACCCTCCGTCGGTGCCTTGTCCAACCCTACCCTCTTCGGCGCTGCAACCGCTACCCAATACGCATAGGTGCCATCCAGCACTGAGGCGTCTCCCTCCGACAGCCGGTTCTTGGGGAATCCGGCGCTCACCAGGTTGTTTGCCAATACTGCGTAATTGCTGCTCTTCACCAATTTCTCAGCGGGTCCGGTAACCACCAATCTCTTGCCGTCGGCGCTGGGAGCAAACCTGTCCGGGCCGGACACTGAATAGTACTGGGTGTGCACATCCCCCTCAGCATCTCCCTGTAGCACCAATTCCAGAGCCGTAGTGGTCTTCGCTTTCCCGTTGTAGTCCCAGAGCTTGAACCGGGCAGTGACGATCCTCAGATTCTGGTCACTGGGTACAGCTCCACCCTCTATAAAATCATCAGGGCTCAGGGATACGACTGCTGTCGCTTGTTTTGTTGGGTCTGCCATATGTTGTTGCTGTCCTCCGTTGTTATTTTTTGCTTCTACTACTACCACTACTTCCACGACGCACACTCAGCGCCGCCCCGACACCGCCCCGGTAATTTACGCTTTACTCCCCGCATCACCTCCTGCTGCAATCAATGTAATCACTTTGTAGTCACCTACATCCTGTTGCTCATACCATCGGGTCCGGCACAGTGTCCTTTCCCCTTATAACCCTCTGCTGAAACCATCGCGGAGAAAAATGGCGGTACTTATACCAGAACCACATCCAGTTGTCGTCTACGATGATCACCTCAGCACGATCCGTGGCGCTTCGAGTCATTCTCCCTGATGCCTGCACAATCGAATTCATAGTGCAGTAGGCTCCCCAGTCGGCATCGTCTTCCTGTCTAGACTGCATTGCCGGATCGCTGGTGTCTGGCCACATGAGCTTGCCAATGATAATGTATTTGCAGTTGAACTCCGTGGCTGGGAAATCGTATCCGGTAGTGACGCTGGGACTCACCAGCACCGCCGGAGCCTCAGCCCCCTTGAACTCAGATACTATCTTAGCTACGTCATAGGTGCGGTGGGTCATCATAATTCTCTGGTGCTGGCTTCTTGCAATCAGCAAGTTGGCGCGATCATAGCTGACAGTGAAGATGATTCCCTTCCGGTCCAGTCTCTTGTTGATAATCTGATCGATGCGATTGATCCAGGTATCCACATCGATCTTGGTGCTGCGATGGTTGAGTCTCACCGTCTGCACGTGATAGACGGGAGTGTTTGCTGCTGGATATGCAGATTCAGCATGATATAACTCGCGCTCACTCATCGGAACTCCAACTGTGTCCATCATTTTCCCACTGAGCAGGGCCGACATCAGCATGACTTTCCCAGTGTCTCCAAACAGCAGCTTGCTGTACCCCGCAACCCACACTGGACGGAATTCCCAACCATGTGCTTTGCGTACTGCTACCCAGGGACCGACAGTAGCAGACTCTGCTATCTGTTGCAAGCTGTGCAGCAGAGCTTTGGCCTTTTTTCCCACCCGCAGCAAGGAAGCGTCGATTCCTCCCATTTGCACCTGCATCTGCACTTTAAGCGCATAGGCTTCGGCTGCGGGTATTGCCTTCTGCGCCCACTGCACCCACTGGTCCCACGAGAAGTCCTTGCTGACATCCTCTGCCGCCGGGAAGCTGCTGCCGATAGTCTCTATGTCGTCCTTGCCGATATAGGTGGATAGGTAAGACTCCAGAGCATTAAACGCTAGGTGGCTTTCGTCGCAGATCAGTAGCTCCGTATCTCCTAACCCGTCCGCGTACTGACATTGGGCGAGATAGTAACTGTAGTTGGTGACGACGATATCCGCCTCTTTGGCTCTTTGCAGTTGCTCCTGATACGGGCAAACGTTGCGAACACCGCAGTGGATGCCGCTGGTACACGGTCCGTCCTCGGCGGTACACTGATCCACGAGCAGACACGGGTAGTTATTGCGACCCCGGATATCGACAATGCCGACCTCGGCAAAGTCACCCACGATCTGAGATTGAAGTCCCTTCGTCGCAGTGAGGATCACCGTCTTTTTTCCACTCACAGCAGCAGACAGCATGGAGATCACGGTCTTTCCACTGTTGTGATGAACAACGAAATCGTCAGTGAGGTATAAGTGGTCTCCTGAAAGGACGAATCCGTAGAAATCTCCCACACCCGCCGGTTCAACGGAGAACCCTGTCCGTCTGCCATCTTTTTTCTGCTTTCTGGTAGTCGGTTTCTTACGCTCGACACGACATGGTATCCCACTAGTGTCTCCGCTCAGGAAAACTCTGTGATACAATCCTCCTGCTCCAGTCTGACATGTCTTGTGTGAAAGCCTCTGGTGAGCGGTGATCCCCAAACTACGAGAGATAAAGACCACATCTTCCGCGAGCTGTTTTGATTTACTGATGAAGTCGTACCCACCCTTGCCGTCATGGTGACCATCTGAGTCGAGTAATCCAGCCAGGATTTCGAGTCTTGTCTTTACACTTCCCTGCTTGTAAATGTCAGGGACGAACTTATTGCCAGACCCTCTGTCAGCCAGACCGAGCGATCTGATGGACTCCATAACGCTATTGTGGTACATATGATTGTGCCTGTTTTCGGACTTGACGATATAGAGATTGACGGCGGCGTTTCCGGGCATCGTCCCGACGCGAACTGTGCATCCATGATCCCCAGCAAACTTCCCGATACCATCTATTATCTCAGTATCTGGATTACACACGCTGATGCTCCCGTTCAACGTGCACCCGTCCCCAAGAATGACTCCTAATACCCACGGCTCTACACGATATGGGATATCTGGAATGTGCTGACCGACTGGTCCAGATCGATACAGCTTGCGGAGATGCTTCCAGTACTTAGCTTTTTTCAGATAGTCACCGACAGTTATCTGAGTCAGCTCTCCACCTTGCTGCTGACATGGATACTCCTTCTCTCCCTCACAGGTGCTTACCAAGGACAAGACATGATTCTCGTTCACTACAAATGGCGGTGTTCCCCGAAGCGGTGTGATGCGGTACATCATCTCCCGTCCTTGGCATAGCTGTAACACTTGCCGAGAATCGCCGTCTGGTCCCATCAATCGGTCTCCCACTTGCACATCTTCCACCGTCTTGGTGGTGAGGTCGTACATTACCACTCTTGTCCCAGGAGCATGGCACCCTGTGGGAAGCGATAATCCCAGAAACCGTCTGCCTGGAGCTTCCATCCATTCCTGTACGTGGTCGAACGCCTCATGCTGTCCGGGATACCACTTCTGGAATCTTCCGGGAGTGTTGAGCATGATTCCCGGAGGAGGAAACTTAGGATAGCCACTCATTGCCACCGACTCAGTCCTCCATCTCTGTCAAGTCAACCGGCTTCCCATCCAGCATGTTGCCGTACCTGTCCAGCAGCCGTTGTCGGTAGATTTCCTTCCAGTCTCCATCGGGCATGAGATCGATTTTGCTTATCACTTGTGCAATAAGCGCTCTCGCTCGGGGTAGTCGTCCGTTGGTGATGTGGGTGCTTACCTGGCTGTCTACACGGGCAAACGTTTCATCAAACTCTGACTGGAACTCAGCCTCACGAACGATCTCAATGATTGCATCGACCTGAGCAGTAACGCTAGGTATTGCCGCCAGAGTCTCCAACCATTTCAGGTGCCGGATGATAGCGTGCTTGACAATATCTGCTTTGCTGCGGTAGGGGAAGTACTTGCTGGCGAGCACGGTGGATAGCTGCCGATCGTGCCCGGGTTGAATGCGGATAAACAGTCTCTCAGAGTGACCGTGTGCGTCACTGCTGGGGATAATGAAATCAGAGGGATTGATGGTGATCTCTAATGCGTTTGATGCTGTCTCATCAGGCGATGCTGAGCTGCTATCATCCGTCATGCGTATCTCCTTATTGATGCTGCTGTTGCTGCTGCTGCTTATTGCGTTCGCTCATTGCTCACCACCCGGACGTGTCGAACTCTGCCTTGTCGTCCAGATTCGGCTGATCGTTGTCGAGAACGCGGTTTATCTCCCAAACCGCACGTCTAAATCTATCCGTGGGATACCCGCTCTTCCTTGCCCATCGATCACGATTGTTCCGACTCTCCAGTGTGCTGCCGTCGTCGATGTGCCTGCATGTGGTCGTGCCGTCTCGGTCGGCTCCGTCAGCATACACGGATGCAAGCCTCAGTTCTTTGCCGAAAGCATCCCCGAACGTGGGTGATTTTGGCTCTTGGTGCTCGGGTGTTGAGTGCCGATAGCTGTTGGTCATTTTCTTCCGACGATGCTGTGGTTTTGTCTAATTTGCCCGAAGTGAGAACAGAATACACCTAACTTGACTGCTTGTCAAGAAATTGGATTCATCTTCATCAATAACCAATAAACGCAGCAACTGAGCAACCTAGCACCATAGCAATGCAGCAACTCAGCAACACAGCAACTGTGTGGAATAAATTTTGAGCCTGAGACAGAATTTTAAGGGGATTTTACAGCTTTACATAACGTTGTCAACGCTGTGGAATGTTTGTGCTGAGTTGCTAGGAGTTGACAAAATGACTATATGGTCCTGAGAGCCACATAAATTAGTACCGAAGGCCACGATTGACAAATGCACAAAATACCATTATAATCCGCTCGGAGAGGAGCGGAGATGGTCTGGAAGAGGGGAGGGGAGGTTATTGGGCTGTAGGCACTGATATTGACTGTAAGTCAATTCAGCGCAACTCAGCACAAACATTCCACAGCGTTGACAACGTTATGTCAAGTAGTCGGCTCCGGCATTGAACCCCTGGTTTTCCTCAGCAGACTCAGATTTTATTCCACACAGTTGCTGTGTTGCTGTAGTGCTCAGTTGCTACAGTGCTGTATTGCTCTAGTGCTGTGTTGCTCAGTTGCTACAGTGCTGAGTTGCCATGTTGCTGATCATTTTCCATTGACTGGTTGACAAGTGATTTACACTATAGTATAGTGTGGTAAATCATAAAAGGAGGTGATGGTGGCAGCAGCGAAATCATCAAAATCACCACAGTCAGCACAGTCAGCACAGTCGGCACGTTGCACTCATCATTGGATCATAGAACCACCGATTGCTGCAACCAGCAAGGGAGTTTGCAAGCTGTGCGGAGCTGAGAGTACGTTCGCAAACTCAGTAGCATTAGATACCTGGGAGACGACCAGCAAGAGCAACAGTAAGGAGTACAGACGGAGAAGGAGAGGCAGCAATGAGCAGAGACGCGCAGAAGCACTGGAGCAAACGGGAAGCGATCACGACTCTGGTGCAGATCAATGAGGAGCTGGGGAAAGTCCTGAAAGGGACAGACCCAAAAATAGCGCTGGAGAGGATCGAGAAGCTGCTGCAAAAGGTAAAAGCGATCGAGACCCCAAAAGTAGCAGCGGAGAGCACCCGAGTCAGGAACAACTTGCTTCCAGGACCCACTCGACGGAAGTTGAGAACCGTGATCCAGCACAACGAGCGGATGATTGCCGAGATCAAGGGGTTGTTGTAGATGTCAGGAGGGAGTCACATGAGAAAAGCGCAACGAATGAAAACCGATACCACGCCAGTAGTCGGCAGCGAAGAGGAGAACCGGCCCGATTGTCCCAAGTGTGGTAATCCTATGCACCGCTGGGGATCAGTGTGGGCTGGCAGTAAAAGCAACCGGCATCTGGTGCAGCGATGGGGATGCGATCCGTGCGGGGAGAGCACCATTGTCGGTAAACAGCGCCGAGAAGCGCAATCAGAATAATTAGGAGGATTACCGCAATGGGATGGACATCACATCGGTTACCGTTGTCATCAATAGGAAGCGAGGATTGGCAAATGTGGAGTAGACAAGGAACAGACGGTGTTTACATCAAGCGTGACAGTAAGGCAGAGGAGGTACATCTGCCGAGAGAGTTGATTCGTGCACTGGTAGCTGAGGACATCCGGTCAAAACAGATATCACGGTGGGGGAACATGACCGCTGAGGAGATTCTAGATTGCGTCGGTAATGCCCAGTTGCCTGCAAAGGTCGTCAACGGTGATGCCAAGAACCGCAGCAATCCGAACGGCCAGTGATAACGACGGCCTGGATTGACGGTGAAAGATGCGGCTGATATGTGCAGCATCTGCTCCGGTGAGACGGGCAATTTCAGTAGTCCCGGGATAAGGCACGGTGGTGCGAACGGGATCGGTTGTGGCAGTCGTGTCGGCTGTGTCAGTGGTGGTTCTGGTATCTGCTTCCATGTACTCAGAATAACACGGATTTGATTACACGTCAATTCACGTCAATTAAAGAGAATGAGAACGATGAGGAGGATAGGTTATGGCTAAAATATCACAAAGAGAGATGAAGCTGAATCTCGACCCGAGCAGACCATCATTGAAGACAAAGGTGGCAGTGTACTACGACAGCACGGATAAAACCACTGCCAATTATGCCAGGAAGGTGCCTGATAAACGTTTCTATGTGAAATTGCCTAAAGTGGTGGCAGATTGTCTGGGTAGAGCGGAATCCAGAGGAGGCACTCAAGAAGAGGCATTGGTACAGTTTGAGAAGGACCTGGACGCATTCCGTAACACGAGCCGAGAACAGAACAAGGTAATCATCTATAGTATCCGGTTAAGCCCAAATCCAACAAAAGACGCCGGTGTTGAGATTGTAAACACCGGGTACTCAATAACTGTGAATGCAGAGGTGTTTGAGGAGACAGTCACAACAGACGGGTCGGGTAGCAAACGATACTCTTATGAGTCGGTGTCTAGCACCCTGAAGTACCCAAAGGTAGACTTTTACATAACCACAAACACTTGGGGCAAACGAGAGGAGAGACAAATTCCCTGGTCGGAGAAGAACGAGAAGTTCTTCTTGAAACTGGCGAAGGACCTGTCAGCGATGATAACGTGGCTGAGTGAAATGACTGACCCGGAGAAGCTGATTGCAGCTATCGGTAGCGGAGATGTGAAGCTGCAAAGCATCGTGTTGCAAGGATAAAGAAGTCATAGAGTGCCGTTAGGTATAAAGTACTAAGAATCTTCACGGCATACGGCACACGAACCTATATTTTGTTTATGGACAAGTGTAGTGTGGTGTGGTATATTACTAGTGTTGGGGAGGGGTGGTGGACAGGGAGGGTACCTTAAAGAGCCTCCAGCGAGAGAATCCACACTGATCCCGAGGTACTGGTCAGAGGGCGACAAGATCACCGACCCACCAGTAGCAGGAAGGACAGACCTGATGAGGGACGGCATCATGCCCTTCGCTCATCCCTCCGGTAAGCGGCAGAGACACTACAGACCGGAGGAGTCAGGGAGACAGGCAGCAGAGAGTCGAATATAGCAATGGACGAAACGGCACCAGTTATGACGGTGCCGTCTGCAATAGGCACTGACGCAGAATTGCACTGATGAGTCCTATACATTTATACACTTATACATATAGGTAAGGGAGGAATAGCATGAAACCAAAAGACCTTGCGGCGTTGTTGGCAGTCACGATCCCGGCCCGAGCGCCGGTACTGATCACTGGTGCTCCGGGTGTGGGCAAGAGCGACATCATTGCTCAAGCAGCGATTGCGTCCGGTGCGGAATTGATCATTGAGCACCCGGTAGTCAGTGATCCTACTGACTTCAAGGGTCTGCCGTTTGCGACCAATGGCATTGCGGATTTCCTGCCCTTTGGCAGTTTGAGAAGGATTATAGAGGCCAAGAAGCTGACCCTTTTCTTCCTGGATGATCTGGGACAATCGCCTCCGGCAGTGCAGGCCGCGTGCATGCAATTACTGCTGGCACGCAGAGTCAACGGTCACGTGGTCAGCGATTACGTCGCTTTTGCAGCAGCAACTAACCGCAGACAGGACAGGGCAGGCGTGATGGGATTGCTGGAGCCGGTGAAAAGCAGATTTGCAACGATCATAGAGCTAGTGCCGGACCGAGAGGACTGGGTGCGGTGGGCGTTGGCAGCGGGGATGCCAACAGAGCTGATCGCTTTTATCAGATTCAGAGAGAAGTTCCTGTTCGACTTCAAGCCGACGGCAGACTTGGTCAACAGTCCCTGCCCTAGAACAGTGGCGAATGTCGGGAAATTGATGAAGATGGGCATACCGAGAGGGCTGGAGTTTGAGGTATTCAAGGGAGCTGCTGGGGAAGGGTTTGCGGCAGAATTCATGGGATTCCTCAGAATCTACCGAAATCTCCCTAACCCGGACCTGGTGCTGATGCAGCCGGATACGGCAGAGGTTCCGACAGACCCGGCAGTGTTGTACGCGCTGTGCGGAGCGCTATCGGCCAGAGCCAGCGACCAGACGGCAGACAGGTTATTCAGGTATTACAACCGTCTTCCCCCGGAGTTCTCGGTGATGGCGGCAAGAGACACCTTCCACGCCCACCCGGATGTGGCGCAGACTAGATCGGCCATCGAGTGGCACAGCAAGCACGCCGACGTGCAAATTTGAGGAGGACAGCACACATGGCAAAGAATCTGGATCAGAAGGCAATGCTGGTACGGTTATCAATATCCCAGTGGACGGCAAGGAAGTACGACAAGAAGGCCACGGAGACGGTAGAGAAGGAATACAAGGCCAAGCGGGGAGATGCGGGGAGATTCAACAAGGTCCTGGTGGCACAGGAGGCAATCAAGGAGATCGGCAAGGTCGTCAACGCAGCCAGAGATTACCACTACAGCAACACGCTGCCGTGGGCAGATACGGGGTATCGGTTGCTCCCTGTGACTAACTTCGACACCTACAGCGCCGAGATGAGGAAGCACCGGGCGTTTTTTGAAGACGCCGTGAGTAGATTCGTCGCCTCCTACCCCACTCTGGTAGAGGATGCCCGAGAGAGGCTGAATGGCCTGTTCAGGCAGGAAGACTATCCCAGATATGTCAGCGATAAATTCAACTTCAAAGAGGATATCAGTCCTATACCAGTGGGCGCTGACTTCCGGGTGCAGTTGAATGGTGAGGATTTGCAGAGAGTGCAGGAAGAGATTGAGCATAGAACGGCGGCAGTGATGAAAACTGCCCACCAAGACCTATACAAGCGGTTGATCGAGGCAGTGAGTCGGATGGCAGAGAGATTGACCTCTGATGGCGTGTTCCGGGATACGCTGGTCAGCAACTTGCAGGAATTGTGCCTGCTGCTCCCGGCACTGAATATCGAAGAGGACGAACAACTGGAGCGGATACGAAAGCAGGTCGAGGAGAAGCTGTGCAAGTTTGATGCACAGACACTCAGAGACAATAGCGTGATCAAGGAGAAAACAGCCGAGGATGCTGAGGCGATACTGAAGGCACTGGAGGAAATTTATGGATCACCTGACGGCGGCAGAAAAGATCACTAAAGCCCGAGCGGGGCTGGTGCTGGATGAACCGTTCTGGGGCAGCCTGGTGTTGCGACTGGTACCCGTAGAAGATGAGACGTGCGAAGTCGGTTGGACCGACGGCATCCATCTTGGCTATAACCCCAAAGCCATCGACAGCATGCCGCTGAGCCAGGTAAAGACATTTCTGGCTCACGAGTCTGGAGGTCACGTGGCGATGTCCCACCACGTTCGGAGAGGGAGCAGAGACAAAAAAGAGTGGAACGTGGCGACGGATCACGTGGTCAATAACATCCTGTCAGAGGCTGGGTTTCAACCGATTCCGGGATGGCTGTGCGAGATGAGATTTCAAGGGATGAGCGCCGAGGCCGTCTATGCAATTATTCACGAGGAGAAGGCGGCAGAAAGCAAAAGCAATGGTGGCGGCAACAGTGGTAGAGAGAGTGATGACACTGGTAATGATCCAGGGGGTTGCGGAGAGGTACGTGATCTCCCCGGCGCAGACGGCAGCACTGCCACTGAGAGCCAGAAGCAGCAGGCGGAGGCAGACGCAAAAGTAGCCGTGATGCAGGCAGAGGCGACGGCTAAGAAGTACGGTCGACTGCCAGCGGGGATCGCCAGGGAGATTGAGAAGATCATGCAGTCCAAAGTGCCGTGGCAGGAGGTGATGCGGAGATTCGTTGACCAGCAGTGTCGCAACGATTACACTTGGAGCAAACCTAACAGCAGATACCTGGCAGGTGGGATATACCTACCGGAACTGAGCACTCAGGAGATGAGACCTATCGTGGTCGGTGCTGACACGTCGGGGAGTACCGGAAGAGAAGCAATGAATATGACCGCTGCCGAACTGACGGCAATCATCGAACAGCTCAAGGTACAGGTGACAGTGATGTATGCAGACTGCAAAGTGCAGTTGGTGGAGGAGTTCGATGCCGATTGCCTCCCGGTAGTGCTGCACCCTAAAGGTGGTGGGGGTACTGATTACCGACCCGTGTTTGCGGAGATAGAGCAGAGAGCGCTGCAACCAGCAGCGGTGATATATGTCACTGATGGGAAGTGCGATCTGTTCCCGGAGAAAGCACCGGAGTATCCGGTACTGTGGGCAGTGCTGGGAGAGAATCGCAGGTTCAGACCTCCGTGGGGAGAAGTGATAGAAGTGATATAGGTTGTAGGATAAACAGAGAGCAGCAGAGAGCAGCAGGGGGCAGCAGATGGCAGCGAGAGACAACAAAGTGGAGGGAATAATAATGATAACAGTCGAGGAGTTGGTGCAGAAGATCGCTGAATGGATCACCAGAAACGCAGAGAGTGAGTCTGCATTTCTAAGCCCGGTTCGGTCTTTTATCGTTGATCCAGTGCAGTTGTTGGACTATGTCAGTGACACCACTGGGATCAGCAGAGAGCAGATCGGTGAGTGGTCCCACGCAGAATCGATCAAGATGCTGGAAGAGGAGAGCGTGCAGAATAAATCAGCTAGCGGAGGGAAATAATGAGAATGATTCAAATGTCAGAGCAAAAGGAAGAAGAGCAGCTCCTGTCTAAAGCGATAGAGGCGTTCAAAGCAAATCCCAACTATGCCACCTTTGCCGAAGGAAACCCAGCGACGGAGAAGTTGCTGGCGTTGCGCTGGGGAATAAAAGGGGAGAGCGTGCTTCTTCTAAGGGTAGACTACTCCGAGCCGAGAGTGTACTGCGACGTACTGCCGGAGTGGGAATGGCAGCACAAGAACCAACTGCATGAGGCGGCGAAGAGAATAAAGGTGATGACCCATGATGAGATATGCAACCATATCTGCGGTGCGGAGGGAGCGGAGAAATGCCAGGAGACGTGCAGCTCGGCGTCTGTCAGCGTGTCCCTGCTGTTGAGAGAGCAGTGCCGACGAAATAGGGAGGCGGTAGAGGGGCAAGCAGGAGGAGGTAGTAATGATGGCAGTAGCGGTCACTAAAGAGGATATCGGGAAACGGATTACTTTCAGAGTAGTCAACGGACGCGGTGAAAAAGAGAAGGCGACGCGGGTGATCACTCACGTTGACACGAGTGACGACAGGTACCCGGTGGGTGTAACCTATGACGGATTTCGTCCGTTCTGGGTCAGAAGTAGTAAGATCATCAGCATTGAAGGTGAGCTGAAGGAGGATCAAATACAATGAATAGAACATGCTGCGGTTGTTACTTCACAGTGGAGAATACCAGATTGTACTGCTGCTTGATGAACAGCAGAATGTACTCGGCGGCAGTGGCGGTGGAGGGAGATGATTGTCCAGGATGCGGCCGGAAGATCACAGGCCATGAGGAAGACGCGCCGAGAGTGGAGACAGAGACGTATGTGGTGCTGGCGGGTCGTGGTCGTATACCTCTTCGTCTGCCCAATCCACCCAGTACCCAGATGGAAGACAGAGAGAAGAGAAGTCCGGGGATAAATGATAGAGCTGTAGACGTGCAGACAGCAATCGAGGAGCTGCAACGGATTGCTAAGAAGTACCCGGAAGTAGACATACTCTGTGATTCTGCCGTATCCAACTTGGAGAATAGCTATCCGGCGAGGGCAGGTTGGTACTTGCACAGAATAGAACTAATGCTGTGGGCGCAGACGAAATGCAGTGTAGTTGAGGACATCAGCACTCTGCGGTCGGTGGTGCTGCAAACTAAATGGAAAGAGGAGGAAAACAATGCTCGTTAATCCTGTTACGATTCATGAAGGATCAGATGAGTTCAAAGAGTTAAAAAAGCAGTGGTACGCTGAGGCAAAGGAGGTCACCGTCAACACTCTGGATGCCTTTGTGTGGTCGCTGACGGCAAACTATAAGCACGATTATGGCACTATTTGTCACGCCGTTGCTGCCGCCGCTATTGCTGCTGCCACTGCCGTGAATAAATCTCCTGCGGGAGGAATTACCGGGTTCCAGGCGGGTGCGGTAATGTGGGAGTTCATTAGGCAGTGGAATTACCCAAACAATAAATGCGGCATGAGGTTGATAGACTATGATAACTTTCTGTACCCGCAATATGCCAAATCATTCGATAAGGTACTTCCGCTTCACACGTGGTTGGACATACAGCAGGAGGCGGAGAACAATATCGATAACGCTAACCAAGAGTACGACCAGTGGCAGAGAGAGATGAACAAATATCGGTCAGAGCTGGCTTTATTCACACAACGTCACCCGGACTACGAGCAGCGGAGAAAGTACTACGATCACCTCATGTGGGGGAATTCTGATGAGTGGGCTGAGTACCGTAAAAAGGTGATAGATGGATTTGAATTCGCCCCGATAGAGCCACACTGCCCTATGGTTAATGACCTGGTATACGCACACTGGGAAGCGATCGCAGCAGGAATAATACCATTTGGTTATCGGATTGCGGCAGAAGATGAATAGCTGGGGACTCGGGCTTAATTAAAGGAAATAGTAATTTCCTTGACAAATTCAGGTGGATGGAAGTATGATATAGAATAATGGAGGGGGTCGTAATAGTGAAGCTGAGAGGAGCGTACACCAACTCAAGTACCGGGATCGCTGGGGTGTCGGGAACGTTCAAGAGGGACAAGCGTCACCCGGAGATATTACGCTACGGGTACTCGGTAGCTTATAAGAAAGACGACGGTCGGTGGGCAGCAAAGTTCTTCAGTGAGATAAAGTACAGGAGTCTCGGGAACGCGCTGCAAGCGGCTGTGGCGTTTAGACGGCAGTGGGAGTTGAGATATCTCAGTAAACGGGAGGGAAGTCAATCAGATGCATTTTTGGTTGCCAGAGAATCATTCGTCTGGGAGAGCACGACTGGAACACGATGCCGGAGTATGAGTCGGCGTGTCAGGAAGTTTGCCGAAGGTGCAGCGAGATAGATTACGTAGAGAGTCAAAGACAATGATTGGGGCAGTTCCGGTAGATGGTGATCTCATTGCGGCGTTCATTCACAGCGCTGCTGGCAGGGGGCTGTCGGCAGGAACGCTGCAAAAGTATGAGAGAGCCTTGCAGCGATTCGTGCAGTGGAGACGGCATCCCGGTTCAGACTTACCCATGGCAACTGCTGCCGAGATAGGCCAGTACCGCTCTTACCTCAAAGTTGACTGCGGGCTGTCGGCGGCGACTGTCAATCTGAACCTGGCGGCGGTGAAGGCGTTCTATAATTGGTATGGTAGAGAGAATTCACTGCCGGAAGCGATGAATCCGGGGAAGCAGATCGGCATGGTCAGAGGTGCGCAGAACCTACCTGAATCATTACTGCCCGAGGAGCTGGCGGCGATGGAGGCGGCGGTGCAGAACCCGTTGCAGTCAACGATCTTGGCGGTGCTGGAGAGCACCGGAGTGAGAGCGTCAGAGCTGCTGGGGCTGAAGGTTACCGACATCAGCTTTGAGAGAGCAGAGATCAAAGTAACCGGCAAGGGAAGGAAGCAGCGACTGATACCTCTGACAGTGTACTGTGGCAACTGCCTACGTAACTGGTTGCAGTACCGGGAGAAGTTGCACCCGGATAGCAACGCAGTATTCGTTGATCTCAGAGGCGGTGCCGCTCTCAACTATAACCAGTTGTACTATCTGATCCGAAAGCTGAGCGCAAAAGGCACTCATCCTCATGCATTACGACACACGGTGGCGACGAAGCTGATTGCCGGGGGAGCAACGATAAAGGAAGTGCAGGAGTTATTGGGGCACAGCGATATCAAGACCACGGCGCGATATCTGCACCCTGGGAAGGATTACCGGAAGAAGCACGAGGAGATACTTGGCAGAGGAGAGTAGCAGAGCAGGCAGAAGAGACAATAATGCCTGGTT